CCTGGGGAAACTAGTGCCATATCGTTATCTCCTGAGTTTAGTTCTCTCATAATATTTAGCGTAGTCTAGGAAAAATGGGCACTTATAGCATATTGAAAAGGGGTTAAAAAGGTGTAAATATCTGTATGAGACCTTTATGCAAATGCGGTTCTAGACCCCGTGCAGTCAACTACAAGAAAAACAACAGAATCTACTACCGTAGCCTCTGCGAGATCTGCATGGCGCACGGAGTTAATCACGGAATACCCCGCTGGTTTAGAGCAGGGTATCGTATGAAATCACAATGTGATCGCTGTGGGTTTAGAAGTGTTCACAAAGAACCGTTTAGGGTTTTTCATGTAGACGGCAATCTTGATAACTGCCGACCTGCTAACTTAAAAACAGTATGTGCTAATTGTGCTCAGGTATTAGCCAAGGACGGAATTAACTGGAAGCAGGGAGATCTCGTTGCTGACTATTAGTTTTGCCTGCTGATATAAATCGTCAATTGAGCGATTATTATCGATGATGGTATCAAAGTCTGTTCCTACCCAAGCAGTTTCGCTAGCGTGGATTTTACGCATTTTTAAATCCTGTACTGCATAATTATGCCCTGCATTAGCGTCTACGGCTGTTTGATACCACTCAGGTAAGTTGCCACGTTGTACCCAAACGATCTTTCCACCTGCATCTCGTATGCTTTGTATTTCGTTAGGAAAGCGGCAGTCACTAATCACTACATTATCCTTGCTCATTCGGAGTTTGTTTTCTAGGCTGGCGATCCAAATATCGTCATGGAATGATCTACGGCATACTTCAGTGCCCCAGTATTGCAGTACCCACCTAGGAGTTAGTGTAGGCATTGCCAGTCGTTCTGCCCACCACGGATCTACTTGTTCACGCCATTCACGAGCTTCTTTTGTACGCCCTTCTAGCATAGTGCGGTCCCACCCAAACACCGCTGCCACTGCATCTTTAAGTGTGTTGGCAAATGACTCTCGCCTAAATTCGTGGAAGTTAACAAGGTAATCAGCAACTGTGTCTTTGCCGCTGCCGATGAATCCGCATATTCCTATAATCATAAATGTCTCCTATAAGACAAGTATACTATAGAACAACTACAAGGTCAACTCTGGTTAGCCAATTATGAAACTGTAACCAGAACCACCCGACACTAGAGTTTCTAGTTCTTTAGTCAGTCTTTCCAAATCAGCAGTAGCTTCTGTTTTCATTGAGGCGCCATTTAGGCTGCTGCCGCCTTGTGGGCCTGCAATTTGAGCAAACTTTTCACGGGCCTGTCCTAGCATCATCTTACAGTTGGCCAAACTATAATCTTTTACCCATTGCCCTGCATAGGTATCGTTGATGATACCAAAATCTGGACGAGTATTATACACCCACAGCATTACTTCTTCATCACCACGAGGACGCTGTTGAATAATTAATTTGCGATGAGTTGGATGCCATGTAAAGTTAATAAATGATCCAAACATCTTACCTACCAGTTCTTGATATTGGCTAAACAATTCATAGGTCAGTAAGCCACCCATGTTTGTTGATGATAACAAATAGGTGTTTGTGTAGGCCATGTTGAACGGTTCAAATACCGTGCCGCCAGTGCCGTTGCCGCTTCTTGAACCAACACTTCTACGGAATATCTGACGCACCTGTTGAATTTCTTTTGGAAGAATGTATTCGTTAGTGTCCTGCTTCAGCGTCATAAATGCATAGCTTTCTTCAACTGAATTATCGCTTCGTTGACGAAAAACAGCTAGACTTCGAGTCAGTGCAATTTCGTAGTGCTGTGGGTCTAGTTCAATATCGATCATGCCGTCACCCAGCATGAGTTTGCAGTAGTCGTAGACTTCTTTTTTGGCTTGATCTATTTGGTTCATACAGCTATTTATCGGCTGCGGTAAATATACTACTATGCCAAGACTCAGCTTATACCGCCCAGAAAAGGGCAACGATTACAAATTCATTGACAAGTCCGTTTGGGAAATGTTCCAAATTGGTGGTACTGATGTGCTGGTTCACAAATATATCGGGCCCGGAGCCGCCACTCAAGGCGATACTCCGAGTACTCCAAACTACGGTACTTCTAACGAAACACAAATTCAAGATCTGTTGTTTTTAGAAAACCGTGATCGCAAGTATGATCCCGACATTTATCTATTACGCGGAGTTTACAATCTAGCAGATATTGATTTTAACCTAAGTCAATTTGGCCTGTTTTTACAAAACGACACAATCTTTATGACTTTTCATATCAACGATACTGTGGAAAAAATAGGTCGTAAGATTATGAGTGGTGATGTTATTGAACTACCACACCTAAAAGATGAACATGCCTTAAACAATCTACAGTTTGCTCTTAAAAGATTTTATGTCGTTGAAGAAGTTAATAGGGCAGCAGAAGGATTTTCAGTAACTTGGTATCCGCATTTATATCGTGCAAAATGTAAACCATTAGTTGACAGTCAAGAATTTAAACAGATACTTGACGGAGTTGCAGAAGAAGGCAGCAATACCACACTGCGCGACATCATGTCAACCTATGAAAAAGAAATGCAAATCACTGCTGCGGTACTGGATCAAGCAGAAGCAGATGCTCCAAAGAGTGGATTTGACACCACACAGTTTTATCATCTACAGAAAGGTCCTGATGGTAATCCTCAACTGATCAGTGCTGATCTAGAAACAACTTTCATCACAGACAACCAACCGCAGGCCACAGATGAAAATGGTGCTCCATTATTTGACACAGAAGGTAATCCAATATATGCAGGAGTTACTGCTGATCAAATTTATAGAACTATTGAGCGTGGTGGCTACGGTGAGATACGCGGCAGTTCAGATGCTTGGTTAGACGATGCAATTCCAGCCAATGGGGCAAGATTTACCGCTGGTATTGCTTTTCCAACAACACCACAAGAGGGTCAATTTTGCCTAAGAACAGATTACCTGCCTACTCGCTTGTTTAGATATAGCGGTACACGATGGATCAAGATTGAGGACAATGTAAGAATGACCATGAACAACCTAGGTGCTAGCGATGTTGGAACTGGAGATAGATTTGTTGGCAAGGATGTTAGACAAACTCAGAAAGCAGACTTTGTCAATAATGCAAAAACTGCAACCATCAATGGTAAGACAGTTAAAGAGCGCCAGAGCTTGTCAAAAGCTCTTAGACCAGAGGCAGACGAATAATGGATTTCTTTTATGATGGACAGATACGCCGATATGTAACACAGTTCATGCGGGTGTTTATTGGATTTAAATATCAGGCAGGTGACGGTGAAGAGCGACTAGTTCCTGTTATGTATGGTGACTTAACTAGACAAGTTGCCAGTATTATCAAAGATAATAGCGAAAACAAAATGCCTACAGTTCCTCGTATTTCCTGTTATATCACAGGGTTAGAATTAGACACTACAAGACTAGCTGACAGTACCTTTGTTAGTAAAGTGAATATACGAGAGCGTACCTATGAAGATGTTGCAGGGCAACGAGTGTATGGCACTGAACAAGGTGCGGGGTACACAGTTGAAAGATTGATGCCGACTCCGTTTAAATTAAAAGTTAAGGCAGATATCTGGACATCAAATACAGATCAAAAACTTCAATTGCTTGAACAGATGTTGATTTTATTCAACCCAAGTCTTGAAGTTCAAACCACAGACAACTATGTCGATTGGACCAGTCTCAGTGTAATCTACCTTACTAGTACCAATTTCAGTTCTAGGTCAATACCACAAGGTACAGACACAGATATAGATATTGCCAGTTTAGAATTTGAAATGCCTATATACATTAGTCCTCCAACTAAGGTTAAGAAGCTGGGTGTTGTCCGTGCAGTTGTTAATAACATGTTTACTAATACGGGTGATGCTATTAACATTAATAATCTAATCTATAACGATGGTGATTTAAAAGAAACTGTGGAATACAAACGCTATGGCATTGTTATGTTAAAGGCAGACAACGGTGTTGCTGGAGATTATAATATCAGCATTGTGGATATTGGTCAGGCTGTACTTGATGCTGGACTAGATTTACCTCCTGAAAAAATTGGCAAGAAATTAGATTGGCAGTTGGTATTAGATCAGTATGGTGGTTATAAACAAGGTGTTAGTAGAATTACTTTCAAACAACCCAATGGCAGCGAACTAGTTGGCTCTATTGCTGTCAACCCTATAGATCCTACCCTGTTAGTTGTGTCTATGGACATGGACACTGTTCCAGGTAATACATTGATCGCTACAGGCAGATATCCCAATAACACAGTTTATACCAGTGTGCGTTCAGCCAGCAAGGGCACAATAGACGCTATCATTAATCCCTATAACTTTAATCCCCTAACTACCTACGGAACAAAGGCAAACTATCCTGTAGGATTGAGATACCTAATGTTAGATGATCTAAACATGTTCCTTGCACCAACTCAAGCTGCTAGTATTACTTCTAATATTATCGATACTGACATAGATTTCTATAGAATTGTTAGACCCGATCAAAAGCAAAAGGCCAGTGCTACCAACTTGCCAAGATCCTACAGTAATATCTTTCAAACCAAAGTGTATGTTAACGGTGTTGAAGTAGGGTTTACTGAAGTTGAAGACGGTGGGGTATTTCAAACTTTTGCGTCAACCAGTTATAGAACAGCATCAGGCAAATACAAAATACGACTGAATGAGTTTCCTCCATTAGAAGATGGCAATGGTAATGCCAGCGTTATAAAGTATACCATTGAAAAATATACCTATCCAGACTGGTACACCGAAGGCGATGATCCAGATACACTACTAGTTGAAACCGATGTTTACTTACCGGGCAAACCAGAGCGTAGCTCAGGACCAACTGCTTGGAAAAATCTAGACGATTCAGATGTATTCATCAAAGCCAATAGCATTATTGAATGGAACGGTAGTCGTTGGATCAGTGTTTTTGATCCTGAAGAAGTTACAACCAACATCTATATTACCAATTTGCGAACTGGTATACAGTACAAGTGGGACGGAGTTCAGTGGTTAAAATCATTCGAAGGCGAGTACTTGCCAGGATCTTGGAGATTGACTCTCAACCCTTAATAAGTACTGGATGCAACAACGAGCCGGCTTATTATTTCTAGCAAAAACCACAGG